TGCGTAAGGGATCTACAAAGGGTGAAGTGGTGGAATATCGGGGCAATCGATACCGCCGATACCCGAACAGCAAAAACCGCACTCATTCCCGCTATTTTTATGCAACTGAGCCGAGGCGTGGCTTCTTGCATCGCCATGTTTGGGAGGATGAGCGCGGGGTTATCCCGGAAGGCTGCGAAATTCATCACATCGATGAAGACACGACGAACAATGCGATTTCCAATCTTCAGTGCCTTACCCGCGCTGAGCACCGCAAGTGCCACCCTTTGCGGGGCAGCGCCATGGAGGACCAGTGCCGGCACCTTTCTAAAATCCGACATCTTGCCGCAGAGTGGCATGGTTCAGACGAGGGCAGAAAATGGCACGCCGAGAATGGAAGGCAGTCGTGGGCCAATCGCCGCTCTTGGGCTCAGGTTTGCGAAGAATGCAGCCAAGAATATCAAGCGTATTTTGAGCGGTCGCGATTCTGCTGTCGTGCATGTGCTCAGCGTAACAGAGCAAAGCGGGCTAAGGCCGGTCTGTAATCTGACGGTTAAAGGCGAGCACGTTTATTACGCCAACGGTATACTGACACATAATTGCGACGCTCTGGGCCTAGCCGGTCAGCTCATTGCAAAAATGGATTTTGGTGCTACACCTGAAGACGCTAAACCGAAACCGGGAGCGCCGCCGCGTGTTGTTGCAGATGGCGTCATTGCTCCACCATTGAGGGCACAGCGTAAGTGGTAAACGATCCCAAGCAATTCGCGGGTGATGACAAGCAGCAGCGCGACAAGGCTTCACAGCCTATTCTCGACTCCCTTCAGGGCGCGCGGGATACGTTCGAGAACTGGGACACCACATGCAAGGTTATCGATGACCTGTATTCGCGCGAAGGCTATCACTACAACCAGTTGATGGAAGCCTATGGTGGTGCCGACTGGCAGGATTCGCAGATGGACCTGTTCTGGTCGTCTTCGGAAGTGCTGAAGCCCGCTATCTATGCGAAGCCGCCTATCCCTGCCGTATCTCCCATCTTCAAGGATGGCAGCCCGGTCAAGATCACCACTGCCGAGATGCTTGAGCGCACGGCGATCTCCACGTTCAAGAACAGTGGCATCGATGAGGTTATGTATGGCGTCCGCGATGACCTGATATTCACCAATCGCGGGGTGATGTGGCTGCGGTACGAGGACGACAACGGCAAACGGGTGTGCTTTGATCATCTGGACCGTGACGACTTCCTGCATGAGCCGACGCGCAAGTGGTCGCAGGTTGGCTGGGTTGCTGGCGGGTTCTGGATGAGCCGCGACGAGATCAAGAAGCGGTTTACGCGCATGTCCGACAGGCAGCTTGATCAGATCAAGTTCACAGACAAGCGCGACAAGAACTCTGCGGGCCGTGAATCGCTGGAAAGCAAGGCCAAGGTATGGGAGGTCTGGCACCGCGCGAACAACCGCGTGTATTGGGTAACGGAAGGGCTGGACGTTTACCTTGACGACAGCGAGCCGCACCTGAAGCTTGAGGGCTTCTTCCCCTGTCCCAAGCCTGCCTATGGCACACTGAAGCGCCGCACGCTTATCCCTGTGCCCGATTTCGAGCGTTATGCTTCGATGTTTGCCCAGATCAATCGCCTGACGGGCCGCATTTACCTGCTTCTCGATCAGGTGAAGATGAAGGGCCTTATTCCTGGGGGTGGGGATATAGGCGAGGCCATTGAACGGCTGATGTCCGAGAATGACGATCAGCTATTGATTGCCGTACCGGGAGCCGCGCTGATGGAAGGCGGGGCCATGGTTGTCTGGCTCCCCATGCAGGAGCTTGCAGCGGCTATTACGGGCCTGATCGATGCACGCCGTCAGTTGATAGACGACTTCTACCAGCTTTCCGGCATATCGGACATCATGCGCGGGGCTACCGAGGCAGAGGAAACCTTGGGCGCGCAGCAGATGAAGGCGCAATACGGTTCCGTTCGGGTTCGCTGCAAGATCGATGAGCTTCAGAGGCTGGCGGCTGATGCCGTTAAGATAGCTTCCGAGATTATTGCGGAAGAGTTCGACGCAAAGACGCTGCAAGAGATGTCGCAGATGGAATTGCCGACGCGGGCAGACATCAAGAAGCGCATTAAGCAAATCGAGGACGCTGCGGAGGAAGAGTTAAACGCTCTTGAGCAGCAGGCAAGCGAGATGCAGGGGCAGGTCGAAGATCCGCAGCAAGCGGAGCAGATGTTCCAGCAACAGCAGCAGGCTATCATCGGCAAATATGGCCCGATGTTGGAGGAAGCTGAAAACCTCGTCCCGATTGATGACGTGGTCGACCTGTTGCGGGACGACAAGGCGCGCTCGTTTGCTTTCGAGATCGAAACCGACAGCACCATTCTCACCGATGAACTGGCCGAGAAACAGGCGCGGGCCGATTTTATCACGGCATTCAATGGCGCAACGCAGGGCCTTATGTCGATTGCCAGCATGGGCGAGGCAGGGGCTAAACTTGCGGGCGAGATGCTGAAGTTCAGCTTGGCTCCCTATCGCGTCGGCAGGCAGATGAACTCCGCGATTGACGAGTTCGTGAAACAGGCACCGTCCATGATTGCCAGCCAACAGGGTGAGGGTGATCAGGAAGGCGTCGCGGCACTGGCTGAGGCTGAGATGCAGAAGGCTCAAGCGCAGATGGCCAAGGTCGAAGCTGATAGCGCGCTCAAGCAGGCTGAAAACCAGCGCAAGTTTGCCGAGTTGCAGGTCAAGGCACAGAAGGATCAGGCGGATGCAGCGGCCAAGATGGCCAAACTGGAGCAGGACGCCAACGCCAACGCAATCAAGGCGCAGGAAGCTATGGCCAAGGTAGATCTGCTACGGGCGCAGACCATGAAGGCAATGGCTGAGGCCGGTATTGCTATCGACACGGCGCAACTGGACGAGTTCAAGTCTCTTGCGGACATCGACATCAAGCAAAGCCAGGAGCAGCGCGCTATCGTGAACGACCAGCGCCAAGCAGAGCGTGCCGACCGGCAGGAAGTGCGCGAAGTGATGTCACCGCCTGAAGAACGGGAGTTTCCGGAATGAACGGATTTCCTGTTTCTGTGATTGACGAAGGCGGAATTGCTGTAACTGCCGTCGATAGCGGCGCACCTTTGGCTAGCGTCGTATCCGATGGCGGGCTGGCCATAACTCTGGTTGATGAGGGTGGTATTCCCTTGGTTCTTGAAGAGGAAGTATAATGGCAGATGCAACAAGACTGATGGGGTTGGGTGTTGATGGCCCTACCGCTGTTGAAATGGCAGCGCAGATCGAAGCGCAGGTAGGTGATGCCGACCGGCTGAAGGAGTCTGGCGTGGTTCCTGAACTGGCGACCGAACTTGCGGCCCAGATCGACGCTGCGGGCACTACGAACGCGCCTAAGCTGGTCGCGCATAGCATGATCCCGAATGTGGCGGTTGAGATCGTGGCGCAGATCGAGGCGGACCGCGCTGAATAGCTTGTGACGGGGATTAGGAGAAACGAATATGGCCGATATTGAAAAGATCCGCGAAGGCACGGTGTCCGACGCCGAAAAGAAACTGGCAAGCCTGTCGGATGCCGAATTGAAACAGCTTCAGGAAGACGAGAAGGGCGACAAGGCGCGTACCACACTGCTTGAGGCTATCGAGGCCGAGCAAGACAAGCGCGGTGATACTGTCGAGGAAACAGTTAGCGCCGCACACAAGCGTGGGCGTGAAGCTTTCCGCCATGGCATCCCGCGCGACAGCAGCCCTTATCTCGACAAGGAGCGCGATGACTGGCAGGCTGGTTGGGATTTCCAGAAGGATTCCTGATGCCACTGTATGACTTCACTTGCCAGGATGGCCACCGCTTCGAACGGTTCGTCAAACTGGAAAACTTCGGGGAGCGGCAGGATTGCGATTGCGGTTCTGTTGCTTCCCGCATTCCCTGCGCCCCCATGGTGGTTTCGGACTGCATAGAGCCGCGTTATGGGGCTGATGGCAAGTTGCATGACAGCCTATCATCCTATCGCCATTCACTTACGCCTGAAGGCAACGCGAAGGGCGAGCGGTATTTCGAGCTTGGCAGCAATGAATCGATGCCTGAAGTCAAGCCGAAGGAATCGACCGAAGAAAGCCGCCGCGATTCCATCAAGAAGGCCATTGCCGATGTAAAGGCAGGCCGTGTTCCACCTCAACCAGTGACGGGGATTCCAGCATGACCGATCTAGACGTTTCAACCAGCCTAGAGCCTATCGAAAGCTCCGACATCAGTGGAGGCGGTCAGCCGCACATTCCCGCTGATGAGCCCGCTGCTGTCGAGGAACAGGAAAAGCCTAAAACGGTGCGCGATGCCGTATCGAAGGCCCTGAAGGACAGCAGCAAGGAAGAAACCAAGGATGACGCCGACACCGCCAAGGGAGCCGAGGGGGACAAAGATGGCGAGGCCAAAGGAAAGGCGCTCGAAGCCGATAAAGCCGACGCCAAACCCAAGGAAGAGACAAAGGCCGAACTGAAGGCGGAAGATAAGCCCGAGGCCAAGGCAGAGCCCAAGGCTGAGACGGAAGACAAGCCGGGTCATTATCAGGCCCCAAAGAAGTTTCTGCCCGACGCGCAGGAAAAGTGGCTCAATGTGCCGCGCCCCGTCCAGCGCGACATCGACAATATGACGCGCGAGCATGAAGCCGAAGTGACAAAACTTCGCGAGGCTACGGAGCGGTATGAGAGCATTCGCCAATTCGATGAACTGGCGCGCAGCAACGGGCGCGAACTGACTAAAAGCCTGACAAAGCTTAACGAGATCGAAAACCTGATGGAGTCGAACCCCTACGCGGGTTTGAACATGATCCTTCAGGAGATTGGTCCGCGCAAGCCGGATGGTTCGGCTATTTCGCTCTATGACGTGGCGCAATATGTCGCCCAGCAAGGCCCTGAAAAGTGGCAGCAGATGGTGGCGCAGCGTCCGCAACAGCAGGAGCGGTCTAACCCTGAGGTCGAGCAGTTGAAGCAGCAGATCGCGCAGATGCAGGTCCAGCAGACCACACAGTCTGTAGTCGAGCCATTCAAGGCGCAGCATCCCCGTTTCGATGAATTGCGGGATGATATTGCAATGTTTCTCAATTCTGGTAGGATACCAACCAGCTTGAGCGCGCCTGACCGTCTGGCAGTGGCTTATGACATGGCTGAGAGGCTTAATCCTCCTTCCAATGTCGAGCAGCCCGCCACACAGGCAAGCCCTGACGTAGACAGCCGTGTTGATTCCTCCAACGGCAGCAAATCCATCAAGTCCGCGCCGGGTTCTGTTTCTGCTGAGATCGAGCCTAAACGCGGTGGTTCAATCGACAGCATTCTCAAACGCAATATGCGCGCTTCGAGAATGGCAGGCTAAAGGTTCAGGAAAATGCCTATCAATCCCGTAAGAAACTACGGTCAGGCGCTGACGATGAGCGTTGCAGAACGTTCGTCGGAGGTTCGGGACATCGTTTACGATTCCACCCCGCTGACCAGGATCCTCAAAGATGAGGATCGTATTCAAACCAAGAGCGCGAGCGGGCCGGAACTCCGTATCCCGGTCGAGTTCGACAAGTTGCAGGCACAGTGGTTCACTGGCTACGACAAGATCGCAATTACCCCGAAGGAACTGCTGAACTCGGCAGTATTCAACTGGGCACGTGTCGTGGCTCCGTTCTCGCTGAACGGCACGGAAATGCTCTTCAACCAGAATGAAGCGGAAATCATCGATCTGATGAGCTTCTACATCTCGGCTGCGGAGAAATCGGCCAAGGAAGCTTTCGAGCTTGGCATGGTATCGGACGGCACCGCCGATGGGGGTCGCCAGATGATCGGTTTCGGCGGGTCCATCCCGACCACTCCGAACACCGGCACCTATGGTGGTATCAGCCGTGCCGATGTCACCGAATGGCGTCCGTCGTTCTTCGATATCTCCGATGGCGATGTCACCGGCTACACCACGTGGGACAGCACCACGGCACGCGGCATTATCTCGAAGATCACGCTGGACCGTTCGCGCGGTAACATGCGTCCCGATCTCTGGATTTTCTCAAGCGATATGTGGCAGGCAGTCGAGGCCTCGTTCGTGGCGCACCAGCGTCTCGGCTCGGAGCGTTCGGCCCGTCTCGGTTATGCGGGCCTTACCTACATGACTGGCGCTGGTCCGGTTGATCTGGTTGCAGCAGGCGGTATCGGCAACGTCATGCCCGCGAATACCGCATTCGGCATCGATACGTCTTCGATGTCCATCTACGAGTTCCCAGGTCAGTCGTTTGTTCCGTTCCATCCCGGCGACGGCATGCGCCCTGTCAATCAGGACGCCATGGCGCAGGGTATCGTGTGGACGGGTCAGGCGGTTGTCGAGAACCCACTTTCGATGGTCAGGCTCCAGGTATAATCTGGGCACATAAGGAGAATTGAAATGCCAGCTGCACAACCTTTCCGTGTCAATGCCAGCCTTGGCCCTGATCTTACCCAGGTCGTCAAGGACGGTGTTGCATGGTACGACAACGGTATCGGAAGCCCACAGCTTGGTGATACCGCACTTTCCAGCGATGGCCGCAAGGCTGTCTGGGTGGAGGCTTCGGCCACTATCACTGTAGCCGCAGCGCCAGGCACACAAGTAGCCCTGACTGTGGCGGGTGATGGTAACATTACCGCAGCCGCAGGCGCTGGGGGCTTCTATGCTCCGAATA